ATAAAGACGTAAACACTCGTCCTACAAGTGGATTGATGTATCCTCGAGTTAGAACACGTAGACGCGGATAAAGATAAATACTAAAAAGGAAGTATTATGGAACATTTTGTAAGAGTAGTGATGGAGAAAAGCGATAGTTTAAACGAAAGTTTAAACGAATCAGTGTTTCCAGGTAGTACAATTTATGAATCAGAGCAAGGTGCTAGTATATTTGAAATGCCATTACCTACAGCATTAAGCGAAGAAGCTGCTGATGAATTTGCACAAAAGATAGCTGACTATGTATTTGAGCAAGGCTATGATGATTTTGACATTGAAATTTCAGCAGACGGTGAAATAGATGAAAACGAAGAAACATACGAAGACGACGATGACTTTTATGAAGATTACGGTGTTATGTGGTACAACGAAGATGATGACCCGATAGACGAAGCAGAATACCAAGGACGTAAAGTTAAACTAGGTAAGCCTATGCAAGGTGACGTTAAGAAGTTTAAAGTGTATGTTAAAGATCCTAAAACAGGTAATGTTAAAAAAGTAAACTTTGGACACGGCGGAAGCAGTGTTAAAGGTAAGGCTATGAAAATTAAGAAAAATAATCCTGCACGTAGACGTTCTTTTAGAGCAAGACATAATTGTGATAATCCAGGACCACGTACTAAGGCACGTTATTGGTCTTGCAGGAAGTGGTAATATGAAATTATTTGAACTAGATAGCAAACAGGAAGAAATACCATTTGATGTTGTAGAAGATTTAGCTATCTTTATGCGTAACGATCCTATGTTCTATCGCAAAACATTTTTTCCAGCTATGGCCGATGTTAGTGACAAAATGGAACGAGGCGAAAGTATCGATCCTCTTGTAATGATGAAACCTGTTGTAAACAAAGGTGTTAATAGTTATTGTAAAAAGTTTATTAAAGATAGACGTCCAGAAGATATTTTTACAGCTGAAGATATAAGTGCTTGTGCAACAAAGATACAAGCTGAAGAATTACCTAATATCAAAAAAGGAATGTATAAGGCAGAATCGTCATGTTCCTAAGAGAGTTGTACGAAGCACCTAAAAAGGTAGCAGTAGCAGCATTTGGAAGAATGAATCCACCTACAATAGGTCACGAAAAACTTGTAAACAAAGTTAAGAGCTTTGAAGGCGATCATTATATATTTTTAAGTCAAACCCAAAAACCAAAAGACAATCCATTACCATTTGATGTTAAATTAAATTTTGCAAAACAATTTTTTCCTGGTGTTAACGTAGGACATCCTACAGTACGTACACCAATACAAATGTTACAGATGCTTGAAAAACTAGGTTATACAGATGTTATCTATGTAGCTGGGTCAGATCGCGTAGCAAGTTTTGATAAACTGTTTAATGACTACAACGGCAAAGAATATAACTTTAATAGTATTACTGTAGAAAATGCAGGCGAGCGTGATCCAGATGCAGACGGTGCAGAAGGCATGAGTGCAAGTAAAATGAGACTTGCGGCTGCTGAAGGTAACTTAGAAGCATTTTCACAAGGTGTACCTAAGCCAGCACTAGCACAAAAGATGTATGATGCTGTACGTAAAGGTATGGGCGTTAAGGACGAACAGCCTGTAGAAGAATGGGCAGTGCCTGCACTAAAGGGTGCAAAGTACGCATTTCAAATTAGTAAATGGTTATGGAATAATAAATGGGCTATTACATTCTTTATGGGTGCTTGGAAAACTATCGACTGGATTGGTGATGCTATAAACTTTGCTAAAAGATTTTTAGATCATCCGGTTGTTAAAACAATGTCTAAGTACGGGCTTCCAGCAATAGGTATTGCTATTGCATTATACGGTGGTAAAAAACTATACGACGAACTAGTTCAAATTAAAGACGAACGTGAATTAGAAAAACTTTTAACAGAATTTAAACCTGATATGTCTGAGTTAGAGACACTTGAGGCAGAACTAGAAGCAATGATTGCTGATGAAAAGACAGATAAAGCAGGCGCACTTGACGAAGGTGATTTAGTAGTAGATAAAGGTTCATTAGTATCATACTTACGTGATATGATACAAAAATATGTTATGGAAGAAAACGATGTTGAAAAACTTTCACAACTATTAAAATTTATGGTAGGCAAAGAAATTAAGCCTCATGGTAAACAAAGATATCGTATAACATCTGAAGATATAATTAGGGCATTGAAACGTGGATGAACTGTCTGACATCATACGTCTAGCCGGTGTAAACGAATTCAAAGGTTATACTGAATATACTTTAGAAAATATTAGTGACGCAGCAAATTCTAATGCAAAAAAAATGCGTGATAATAATATAAAGCCTGGAGACGAGGAATGGTTTAAGTTATGGTTCAGTCAACCTAAAATGATGAATCAAAACATGCCACGAGGATTTAGAGGAAGAACAAAAAAATGAGACTGCGTCAGTTATTTGAAGATGGAAGAATTGTAAAAGGTGTTAACACTACTCCTGACGTTGACGTAAATTCTATTTCTAAAGAAGCAGCAAAGTTAGGCTTTACTGTAGATAAAGACGGAGTTCCTCCTACACTAAGTAAAAAAGTAAAAGGCAAGTCAACAAATGTTGCATTTAATTTAGGTATGACTGAAGGTAACTTATTTAAGAATCCTGCAAATACATTCTTAGCAAAATCAGATACAGCATACGACTTTCTTAAAATAGGAACAAATTTAGCAAATTTAAAAGATGTTCCAAGTAACTCTAATGTAGATGAACCAGACATTATGATTGCTCCATACGCAGGTGCTAAAGAAATGAAGTATCTTATGAAGCAACTTAATCGTATTGGGTATAAAACACAAGATGCTAGTGGCTATAAAGATGCACACTTTGACAACAAGCCAACAGGCGGTAATGCACCTCCGCAATTAAAAAAATTAGGGTCATTAGGTAAAATTAAAATTGATAAACTTAAAAGTGTACAGAACGAAAGACAATGGCACAAACTAGGTAAGCAATTAGTTAAAGTTATTAATGATGATTATGCTCCAATACAAATTGATCGTAAAGGTAGAGTAATTAACGGTCATCACAGACTTGATGCATTACGTTTAGTAGGTGAAGAATATGCTCGTGTATATATGGCAGACGATGTAGTAGAAAACATGTTAGGCGAAACATATGCTGATGAAAAAAGAGAGAAAACAAAACGTACACTTGCTAAACACGACAAAGCAATGATCAAAGTAGCTCGTGATTCTATTAAGAAGTACGAGAAAGACAAAGAAGATAAAGAAACTAATGAAAACTTTGCCGACGGTAAAAAAAAGGGCAAAAGTAAGCCTGGTAGAGTAAAGAAGTCAGGTGCTAGTTGTAATGGCAGTGTAACAGCACTACGCAAACGTGCTAAGAACGCAAGCGGTGAGAAGGCTAAAATGTATCACTGGTGTGCTAATATGAAATCAGGTAGAAAGAAGAAGTAATGTTCAGTAAACAATGTAAATTACATCTAGAAGAAAAAGGCGAAACAGGATGTCAGCATATGAAAGCGGCACTAAAGACAGCCGTTAGACTACAATTACTTGTACCAACACTAATAATACACAGTGTTGCGCCACGTTTTTTTACAGACACAGCAACACGAGTAATGAAAGATATACTAGATGACAGAACAGGAACTTAAACACTACATCGAAAAGTACAAAGAACACGAAGAAAAACAGCTAAGTACTAATGAAAGAAACGAGTACTGGAGGAAATACAATGAAGATAACAGACATTGATAAAGATATACTAGACGAAACTACATCAGCAGGCAGTGTTGCAGGTGTTGCTACTCCAGTAGGCGGAATGATTAGTCGTCAAATGAAAAATGCAGACGGCACTGCTAAAAATGCTCTTGACATAGATGCAAACATCTTAGGGCATAAAAAGAAGAAGAAAAAGAACAAGCGATAAATACAGTATGCGTATTAAAGATATAAATGAAGGACCGTTAAAATCATTTCAGCAAAATGTTGCTAAAGGATTTCAGGCCACACAAAAAGGCGGCGGCTGGCTTGCTCCTGACGGTGTAGAAAAAGGTATTAAGAAGTTTTTTACTCAAATAGATGATCCTGATAAAGATAAAGATAAAAAAGCTGCTAAAGGCGGTGCTGGTACAAAAGACAGTGTTACTAAAGCAGACGCAAAGAAATTAAAGGGCGACGGCGAAGGCATTCTTAATCAAATGGCTGCTAAAAGAAAATATGCTAAAGAACTAGCAGGTTATAAAAATTCAAAAGCAGATAGCACTCCTCCGCAGGATGCTAGATTAATCGGAAAAGACGGTAAATTATATCACTGGAGCGGAAATAAATGGTTAGTAAGGAATGACACTAACGGACGTTATGAAGCAACAAAAGACCAAGAGTCAATAAAAGCAAGTTGGATAGATGCCGCTTCAAAAGGTAAAACAACATATATTAAAAAGGAATCGATGATGAATAGAAAATCAATTGAGGAAGGGTTGGCCGACTTAGCTGATATGGCTGAAAGAGATCACGAAGTACAAATGGCACGTGCCGATCTATATAAGATTGCAAAGTATGCTATTCAACTGCACGACATGATGAAAAATGTTACTGAAGCAGACGGAATTGAAGGTTGGCAGCAATCTAAAATTACTAAAGCAGCAGACTATATGGGAAGTGTGTATCATGCACTAGACTATGATTTAAAGTTTGGAGAAGAAGTAACTGAAGCAAAAGATACACATTGTTCAGATAAATGTTGTGGAGCAGATGTAAAAAGAGAAGACTGTGAATGCCCACCTACTTGTAAGCATTGCAACTGCAACGAATCAGTAAATGAAACTGTCGACATGTATAAAGCAAGTATTGCTAAAAAACTAGCAGAAAAACTAGGTAGATAATATGGATTATCACGCACTACAGAAAAAATTATTTGACATTCAGCCATCAGATCCTGCACAAGAAAAAGCAAGTATGATTGCTGCTCTACAAGGTGGTCAACCGCAAGAAAGTGTGCAAAACACAGTTTCTTTAGTGCATGAAAGTGTACAAGTACAGGAAGGTACATTGCCAATAGATAGAGATTATTCTGTAAGTGATTTTGCTGCCCTAGCTGGTGTAAAATTAACTGAAGCACCTGTTGCTCCAGCAGTAGCACCTGATGCAAATAAAGTAGGTATGGGCGCAAAACAAGTTGGTAATAAACTTGGTGCTAAAGGTGGCGCAGGAATGATGTCTAAAGCATTGGGCAAAGTTGCACAAGGCGGTGCATTGCCAGCAAATCTTTCTAAACAGATTGCTCCATTTGCTGCTCAACTAGAAGTTATCTTAGGCGATCCAGGACTAAGAAATAAGTTTATGGCTATTGTTAAAGCTGCTGAGGCAGTTAGTAAGAAAAATGCAGCAGTTGCTCCGGCACAGCCTGTAGAAAGAACACTTACTAAAAGTGAAGAAGCTAAAAAAGAAAAGAACGTCAAAGGTATGAAAAAGAACAAAGACGACTTTAAGAAGCGTTACGGTAAAGACGCAGAAGCAGTTATGTATGCAACTGCAACTAAAAATGCCAAAAAAGAATCATTTATCAAAGATGAGCTCTATCGTAGATTAGCCGAATACGAATTCAAATCTACCAAAAAGTAAAAATTTTACTTGACTTTTATCTAAATATCCGCTATAATATAACTTAACTAACATAGGAGTATATTATGAGTTCACGTACCTACGGTGCCGACGAAAAAGCAAAACTAGAACGCCTTGTAAGAGAAGGTGTAACTGTACTGCAAGAAGTAGAAGATTTGAATACAGGGTTAAAAGAAACTGTTAAAGCAGTAGCAGAAGAAATGGATATTAAGCCAAGTCTTATTAACAAAGCAATTAAAATTGCACAAAAACGTGACTGGGATAATCATGCTGATGCCTATGACGATTTAGAAACATTAATCGTTACGCTTGGTTATGATAAGTGATTAGTCAAGTAAAATCATTTTTTAAGGAAAGTTATAAACTAAGTCCAGTTGCATTTTACTGCGAAATGGTCGAAGCAGTGTTTTTGATCTCAGCAAGTGCAATTCTTAGTTTTACTATCCTTGACCCTGCTACAAAGTTATTTGTACCTATGTATCTTATTGGTAGTATACTAGGTATTGTAAGTGCAGTAATTAGACGTGCGGCATTTGTAATATTACTTTGTAGTTGGTTTACTGCAATGAATTTATTTGCACTGGTTCAGTTGTTTTTATAAATACAAGTACGCCCATAGCAATAGCTAGGCATGAAGAAGGTTAAGTTGGCCATAAGCAACGTAAGGAGAAATGAATGCCATATGTAGACGCGATGTTCGATCGCGACCAGGATATCATCCGTGTCGTAGAACGTAGAGACGGTAAAAGACAGTTTACTGAATATCCTGCAAAGTACACTTTTTATTTTAAAGACGAGCGAGGCAAATACAAAAGTGTATTTGGTGACCCTCTTACAAGAATTGTATGTAAGAACACAAAAGACTTTCGAAAAGAAGTTGCAATCAATCGAGATAAGAAACTTTTCGAAAGCGATATTAATCCAATCTTCCAGTGTTTGAGTGAAAACTATCTTAATCAAGATGCACCTAAATTAAATATTGCATTTTTTGATATTGAGACTGATTTTGATCCAGAGCGTGGCTTTGCTGATCCTGCTGATCCGTTTATGCCTATTACTTCCATAAGTGTATACTTACAGTGGCTAGAAACAATGATATGTTTAGCTGTGCCGCCTAAGACACTTACAATGGAGCAAGCCGAAAAAGAACTAGAAGGCATTGACAATGTAATGTTATTTGAAAAAGAAGGTGATATGATTGACACTTTCTTAACACTAATTGAAGATGCTGATATTTTGTCAGGCTGGAACAGTGAAGGTTATGATATTCCTTATACCGTTAATAGAACTAGTCGTGTACTGAGCAAAGATGACACACGTAGGTTCTGCTTATGGGGCCAACTGCCTAAGAAACGTGAATATGAAAAGTACGGGAAGCAAGCTGTTACATTTGATTTAATAGGTCGTGTACACTTAGATAGTTTAGAGCTATATCGTAAGTACACATATGAAGAACGTCACACATATCGACTTGATGCTATTGGTGAAATTGAAGTAGGCGAAAACAAAGTCCCTTATGAAGGTACTTTGGACCAGTTATACAACAATGACTTTAGAAAGTTTATCGAATACAACATACAGGATACTGCACTACTAGACAAGCTAGACAAAAAACTAAGATTTATTGATCTTAGTAATACTGTTGCACACGAAAACACTGTGTTACTACAGACTACTATGGGTGCTGTTGCTGTTACAGAACAAGGCATTGTTAACGAAGCACATAACAGAGGCTTACAAGTTCCTAATCGTCCTAAGCGAGACGATACAGAAAACACACAAGCGGCTGGTGCGTATGTTGCGTTTCCAAAGAAAGGCTTGCACAAGTGGGTAGCTTCAATGGATTTAAATTCATTGTATCCTAGTGTTATTAGAGCGTTAAATATGGCTCCTGAAACTGTCGTAGGGCAAATACGCCCAGACATAAGCGAAGCCCGTGTACACGAAGATATGACGCTTAAAAAGAAGTCATTTGCAGGTAGTTGGGAAGGACGTTTTTCGACAGAGGAATACGAAGCCGTAATGGAAAAACGTAAAGATATTTCCCTTACAATTGACTGGGAAGATGGTCGTACTGATGTTTTGAGTGGTGCAGAAATGTATCAGTTAGTCTTTGATAGTCAAATGCCGTGGATGCTTAGTGCTAACGGTACTATCTTTACAACAGAGTTCGAAGGTGTTATTCCTGGACTATTAAAGCGTTGGTACGCTGAACGTAAAGATATGCAGAAGATGTTAAAGAAAGCAAAAGATGCAGAAAACAAAGCTGAGATTGAATACTGGGACAAGAGACAGTTAGTTAAGAAGATTAACTTGAACAGTTTGTATGGTGCTATTCTTAATCCTGGTTGTAGATTCTTTGATAAACGTATTGGTCAAAGTACAACACTAAGCGGCAGAACTATTGTTAAACATATGTCAGCAGAAGTAAACAACTGTATTACTGGTGAATACGACCATGTAGGTAAAGCAATGATATATGGTGATACTGACTCTTGTTATTTTAGCGCCTGGCCCTTATTAAAAGACGATGTTAATTCTGGAAAACTGGAATGGAGTACTGAAAAAGCTATTGCACTGTATGATCAAATTTGTGAGCAAGCAAACACAACATTTCCGAAGTTTATGGCACAAGCATTTCATTGCCCAAAGAGCCGTTCAGATGTTATTGCCGCTGGTAGAGAAATTGTAGCACAGTCAGGCTTATACATCACTAAGAAACGTTATGCGGCACTAGTTGTTGACAACGAAGGCTTTAGAACAGATGCTGACGGTGTAGGTAAAGTAAAGGCAATGGGCTTAGACTTACGTAGGTCAGACACGCCTGTGTTTATGCAGGACTTCTTAAAAGAACTATTAACAATGGTACTTACTGATGTTCCGCAGAAAGAAGTGCTAGATCGTATTACAGAATTCCGTAAGGAGTTTAGTCAACGACCTGGCTGGGAAAAAGGTTCTCCTAAACGTGCAAACAAAGTAGGACACTACAGACGTTTAGAAGAAAAACAAGGAAAAGCAAACATGCCTGGGCATGTACGAGCAAGCATTAACTGGAATACACTCAAGCGAATGAACGGAGACAAGTATTCGCAGGAAGTTGTTGACGGAATGAAAGTTATTGTTTGTAAACTAAAACAAAATCCTTTAGGATACACAAGCGTTGCTTACCCAACAGATGAATTGCGTATTCCTGAATGGTTTAAAGAACTGCCATTTGACGATGCGGCTATGGCAGAAACTATTATTGATAACAAACTAGACAATTTAATCGGAGTGCTTAATTATCCACTAGAGGATACTAAGTCACATACAACATTTGGCAGTTTGTTTGAATTTGGAGACTAATATGAAAGTAAAACTTGAAGTTGAACTTGATACTGAAAAACAAAAAGACTTAGATATGATTGAAGATGTGATTTATCATTTACAAGACGTCCGTGAAATTTTAGAAGAACATCAAGAAAACCTAAATAACAATACTAAACATAAAAACAATCGGAGAAAATAAATGAAAGTTGGTTTTACTTGTAGTACATTTGATTTATTGCACTCAGGACACGTACAAATGCTACGTGAAGCAAAAGATCAATGCGATTACTTGATATGCGGATTACAAGTTGATCCTAGTGTTGACCGAAAAGATAAGAATAGTCCTATACAAACAGTAGTCGAACGATATACTCAGCTTAAAGCAGTTGGCTATGTAGATGAAATTATTCCATATGGCACTGAAGAAGATTTAGAAGATATACTTAGTATGTATTCGATAAATGTGCGTATACTAGGAGAAGAATATAGAGATAAACCGTTTACTGGCAGAGATATTTGTCGTAAACGAGATATTGATATCTACTTTAATAATAGAGATCATCGATTTAGTTCAAGTGATTTAAGACAAAGGGTTACAGATGCAAAATAAATTTGTCTTTGATGTTGACGGAACACTAACTCCTAGTAGACAACCAATTGATAATAACTTTGCAAAGTTCTTTTACAATTTTTGCTTAGGTAATGATGTATATCTTGTTACAGGAAGTGATAGAGCAAAAACAATAGAACAAATAGGTGAAAAAATATACAACAGATGCAGACGTGTATACCAATGTAACGGTAATGATGTTTGGAAAGGCAATGTTAATGTTCGAACAAATGAATGGACACTTCCAGACCTAGCAAGAACATTCCTTATTAGTTGTGAATACGAAAGTAACTTTGATATACGCACAGGAAACCATATTGAAGAACGTCCGGGTATGGTAAACTTTAGTGTAGTAGGACGTAATGCATCTTTATATGAACGTAAACAGTATGTTGATTACGACACAAAAGAAAACGAACGTAATACAATAGCAAAAGCATTTAATACAATGTTTCCAGACTTATCAGCAAAAGTAGGCGGTGATACAGGTATTGATATTTCACCTAAAGGTTGTGATAAATCACAAGTTGTAAAGGACTTTGATAAACAGGACAAACTGTGGTTCTTTGGAGATGCGATTTACGAAGGTGGCAATGATTATCCGTTAGCGCAAGTAGTAAAGAATTACAGAAAGGTTACTGGATGGTCGCAGACTAAAGAATATTTAGAAGTATTTCAAGATCAAAGAATGGCAAATTAATGCTTGACAAACAAGTACTTATGTACTATAATTATAATAACACTAATGGAGAATCATAAATGAAAGACATTTTACAAGACGTGGTAGCACATACACACGCACTAGGCTTTTTATCGCTTGTTAAAGTAAGCAACGATGAAGGTACAGCAATCGACTCAATGGCAGAAGATCGTTCAGTTATTTTAACAGGAACAACAGCAACTCCGGTTAATGAGTTCAAAGGTACATTTGGCATGCCTAACTTAGACAAGTTAGCATTGCATTTGAAAAATCCCGAGTACAAAGATAACGCAAAGATCGATGTTGTTGAAGCAGAACGTAACGGCGAACTTATTCCGACACATATTCACTTTGAAAATGCAACAGGTGACTTTGAAAACGATTATCGCTTTATGAATAAAGCAATTATTGAAGAAAAGTTAAAAACTGTTAAGTTCAAAGGTGCTACATGGGAAGTATCTATACAGCCAAGTATGGCAAGTATTGCACGTATGAAGTTAATGAGTGCTGCTCATTCAGAAGAACCTACATTTAATGTAAAAACTACTGGCGGCAACTTAGTGTTTAGCTTCGGCGATGCAAGTACTCACGCAGGTGAATTTGTATTCCAACACGGTATTGAAGGTTCATTACAGCATCAATGGAGTTGGCCTGTAGCACAAGTACAAGCAATCTTAAACTTAGATGGCGATGCAACTATGAGTATTAGTGACCAAGGTGCAATGAAGATTAGTATAAACAGTGGTATGGCAACATACGACTATATTTTACCAGCACAGAGCAAGTAGAATATGCGTAAAGACTTAACCGCAGAACAACATGACTATGCACGTTTTTTGCCTGCACTGAGTGGCTTTTATGCTACTTATGTGGGCAAACAACGTTATGACGAGTATGTAGATAAGTCACGTATTCCTAGTAACTTTACTCACGGTGTCGAAAGTCTAAACTACCTAAATGATCAAGAAGGACAGTTCCAATATAAATGGACACTGTATTCAGCAGGTCATGCTGAGCTTGACATCAACAAACATAGTCCTAAAGAAGATATGATCCGTAATAGAGATAGAGAAAACTCTTGGATGCTTGGAGACTCAGGTGGTTTCCAGATCGGTAAAGGCGTGTGGGAAGGTGATTGGAAAGATCCTAACTGTCCTAAGGCACAGAAAAAACGTGATGGTGTATTGCGTTGGATGGACGCTTATATGGACTATGGCATGATACTTGATATTCCAGCGTGGGTAGCACGTTCGCCCGAAGGCGCAAAAGCAACAGGCATTAGTACATACGACGAAGCTGTAAAAGCAACACGTATAAACAATGACTATTGGATGAAACATAGAACAGGTGCTTGTAAATTCTTAAATGTATTACAAGGTGAGAATCATACAGATGCCGATGACTGGTATGAGCAAATGAAAGACTATTGCGATCCAGTTAAGTATCCTGACAATCACTTTAATGGTTGGTCTATGGGTGGTCAGAATATGTGTGACGTACACTTAGTTCTTAAACGCATTGTTACATTACATTTTGATAACTTGTTACAAACAGGTGTACACGATGTAATGCACTTCTTAGGTACATCTAAACTAGAGTGGGCGACATTGCTCACTGATATTCAACGTGCAGTAAGAAAGAATTACAATGAGAACTTTACTATTACCTTTGACTGTGCTAGTCCTTTCCTCGCAACCGCGAATGGACAAATCTACATTCAAAACGAGACTGAAGACCGAAGCAAATGGACGTATCGTATGGTGCCGTCAGTTGACGATAAAAAATATGCTACAGACAACCGTGGATTTAGAGACACTGTTATATCAGATGGGATATTTAAAAACTTTGAAGACTCGCCACTTACAGCCGAACTTAAAGTATCAGACGTTTGCACTTATGCTCCAGGCGATCTAAATAAGATAGGTAAAGAAGGAAAGACATCATGGGATTCATTTAGTTATGCTATACAAATGGGTCACAACGTATGGAGTCATATTAATGCCGTACAAGAAGCAAACAGGCAATATGATGCAGGCATTGTTCCTAAGATGCTTGTACAAGAAACATTTGACAGAGTATTCTTTAGAGATGTAGTAGAAGAAATATTTGCTATTGACAATCGAGAAGAAGCCCTAGCAAAGATTGATGAGTATTCGAAGTTCTGGATGGCTATTCCAGGTACTAGAGGTGCTATTGGCAAAAAAACTGTAAATGCCAGTACACACTTTAACGCATTATTTGATGTAGAAGAAACTGATGTAGTTGAAGAAGACGAATTAGATGAAACTAAATTGGAGAATCTCGAGGATGAGCAATTATGATAAAGTGGAAGACAAACTACGTTCCCACTACGAAGAATTAAAACGGAAACATCGAGAGCTTGACATTGAGCTTGAAACCAAGTATAATAATCAAACAGTGTCTGAAGAAGCTCGTAGAATGAAGACTATGAAACTTTATCTTAAAGACGAAATGCATCGAATCAATGCTTACTTGATACAAAAAGGTTTAGAATGAAACGAGATTATGAAAGTGGTACACTAAGTACTCCTACTATGTTTACAGGTGTAGAAGTTGAAAAGACTCCTGCATTTGGTATGCAAACATTGTTTGTAGATGGTATTCAAGACATTGAGACCATAGTTGAATACTATAACAAGTTAGAGTGTAAACACATATTCTTTGGTGCAAATCATTCATACAATCCGAGCGAAGCGGACGAGTTTGAAGCGTGGGACAAGTATATCCTAGAGTTTGTAAAAGAAGGCTATTTGTGTAGTTTAGATATTCCGAGTACTATTAACTTAGAATGGTTCTTAGAAGGCGGCTTAGTAGAGTATAATAACTTTATTCCGCAAATACGTGTTGTAGTGCCGTATGTTAAGCAATGGAACTATAATACTATGGTTAAGATAGACGACAAGGACTTTAACGCAAGTAACCCAGGTGTTTGGTGTCATAGCTTGCACGACTTAATGGATCGAGAAAAATTTACTGATTGGGGCAAATATGGCCTTGACAAAGTTATTAAATGAAAGTATACTAGTAATATGGAACAACGTGAATCATATCATAATTATATGGGACGTAGAATGAGAGAGGAAGATGCTAAAATGGCAACTGAAAACGCACTAAATAATGCACAGAGAAGTATATGGGTAACCTTTAGAAAA